TTCAAATCCACCTAAATTAGCCATTGTTAGCCGCGTACCCAAGGGGCAATAAGGTTATCAATCTGCTGGTCAATTTGGTCAAGATTCATTTCACGACGGGTCTGCGGTTCAAATTCAAGAATGATGAATTTTGCTGCCTGGAAAAGGCAGGCACGACGAAGCGAAGCGGGAACACCATGGGTATAACCGCCGTCATAAATAACTTCAATACGACTTCCTTCAGGGGCAAAAGTACCAAGACGAATCCAGACGTGACCGTCTGTTACATCAGGGCCTTTGATTCCGCCGTGCAAAAAGTCGATAGGCTGAACGTCACCGTAGGTACGCAGAATCTGCATAGACCTGATTGTGTACGTCCATAGTTCCGGATAAACCGGTGCGAATTGGTCAAGCCAGAAGTGTCGAACTAGGGTCGATGCACCTAACGCTACGGCTTGAGAAAGGCCAAGTGAACCATAAATGTCCATAGGCATGTCTGCGTTATTCCCATATTCAGATGGGTCAATACCGAATAGTCTGTCTTGATAGATGTGGCCCGAAAACGGTGCCAAGCGACGACCAGTGCGGTCTTCCAAGTGGGAAGTCGCCTCAACCAAAATGTCAGCAATGACAGTAGGTTCAAGGTCGACGACCAACTCAGGATAGCGCCTTTGAAGGTCTGCTACGCTGGCAAGCGAAACGGGGTCGTTATATTGTGACCCGTTATTTGCCATAGTAACTACTCCTTGGTTGTGCGCTTAGATTTTGATGCAGCCTTTGGGGCCGCTGGTGTTTCTTCTGCTGGGATGTGAAGAACTTTTTCAACTTCTTCTTCAACCTTTGCAACGACTGTTTCAACAGCCTTTACAACTTTTTCAGCCTTTTTTACATCCTTTTGAACTACATAGTAAAGTTCACCAGGAATAGAAAGAAGTGCGTGGGCCAAGCGTGGTGGGACTTCAATAGCCCCGGCGTCACCTGTTTTAATCCAAGTGTAACCTTCTGTACCGCCTGGTTCATTTGCTGCTAGTAATACCATGGTAAAACCTTTCTAAAGTAAATCCAGCGCGGCGGGCGGGGGAGGAACGAGGGAACCCGCCCGCCACACTGAAATGTTTCTACCTAATTAGTCAACGATGAAGTTAGGGCTGTAAGACGTGTTGGTAGGTTGTACACCATTACCAGCCTTAGAGTCCAAAGCACTTGCAACGTTAGCAAGACGACCAATGTACTTAGGCGCACGAACAGCAAGCGTGGTGTCCGCAACGAATGCGAATGGCAGGCTGTCAGGCGATGCAGTAGTTGGGTACACGTTGATTGCCTGCATTTCACGTACGAATGGACGTACGATGTAGTTAGGGTCACGTGACATTAGGAAGATGCTCTGCTCACCGGCCGAAGTCAGTGGGTGCAGGTTAGCGTTTCCGTAGACGTAAGTTGCTGGAACTGAACCTTGAAGGTGTGAACCGTTCTTGGCAGTAAGCGTAGTTCCGTTGTCAACAATTGTGGTAGTTGCGTAAGCAGCACCAGTGTTGTCAAGGAAGTTTGCGTCTACAATACCGAGCAGGGTGAAGTCCGTGTTAGCAGGGCTGCTAACCGAAGCGCGGTATACCTTGTAGTGAGTTGGCTGTGCGCCTTCTGGTCCAACAGGTGTGCTGAACGAAAGTGTGCAAGCGCTTGTTGAAGGTGAAAGCGTTGCTGTCTTTGCAGCCTGGATTTCTCCGTAGCGAGCAATTACAGGTGCAACTGCGTAGGTGTAAGAACCTGTAAGGGTTCCTGTTCCTGTTGCAGCACCGGTTACAGTTGACATTGCGTTTGTGCGAGGTGACAAGAACGAAGTCTTGACGATTGGTACACCACGGTAAGTAGGTACAATCAAACCTGCTGCAATTTCAGTCTGGTCGATGAAGCGCTGTTGGTTAACAAGCAACTGTGCAAGACGGCTGTTTGCGTTAGGTGACATGAGGAACATCCACTCGCTGTTCTCGACAGGCTCAGCGACGTTGCTTTCAACAAGGTCAATGAGGAGGTCAAGTCCACCAAGAGTAAGGCTGTTTCCACCGAAGTCAATTGCGTTCTGGTCTACACCATCAACCCATGGGTTGAATGCTGGAGCGCCCCATGAAGAAGCACCACCGTAGTTGTCAATTGTTCCGTTGCCGATACCCTGTGAAGGGCCACCAGTAGATGCTGATGAGAATGACGAGCAAATTACGTCAAGTCCATCGAATTGTGGGTAAGGTCCCGCAACTGTAGGTGCACCAGCACCCCAGATGAGGGAATTCTCAATGTCCCAGTAAAGGCCACGTGCAGCACCCTCGATTTCGCGAGCACGAAGGTCGCCAATCAAGTCTGCAGTTACAGCCTGTGAGTAACCAGTTACAGCACCGACGCTTTGCAGCAAGCGAATTTGGAAATTCTCTTGTGCGTAGTTAGATGTTGATACTGGACGTGCACCGCCATCAGTGACGAATCCGCCCTGAGGAAGCGTTGTACGCTTGTTGAAGTAGTAAACTGTTGAGCCCCACTTGACTGTAGGTAGAGCACGAACAAGCGGCGCGTAGCGGCGCTGGTATTCGAGCAATACTGGGTCAATCTGCTTCTGAACTAGTGCAGCAGCACCAGCAGCAGTTAAGGCCTCTTCCAAATCGTTAGCCATTGCTAATTCTCCTTATATGTATTGGATAGGGGTTTATTTTTAATTGCTTAGAAGCCGCGGTCGGCTTGAGCAAACTTGTTTGCGAAGAATGGAGTAGAACCCCATACTTCATTCTGAACCTTACGGAATGCAGCAGAATTCATTTCTGCAAGCATGTGTGGGTCCAGTTCCTCCGACTCTGACAAGTCAGAGGCGTCGTTTCCGGTAGAAGCGTTGATGAGGCCCTTACGGAAGGTGTTTCCACCACGGTAAGACTCAACAGCGTTCTTCTTAGCATTAGCAACTGCTTCGGTAGCAGCCTTAGTGGCGGCCTCCGCAATCATTGCTGCAACTTGGTCGGCTGTAAACATATTTTCAGACACGGTGTTCTCCTGTGCTTCTATAGTTGATTCTTCAGCAGCAACTTCTTCAGCGGCAACCTCGTCTTCAGCAGCAGGTGCTTCATCAGCAACTACTTCTTCTTCTTCGGCTACAACTTCAGCAGCAGGTGCTTCAGGTGTTGATTCAATTGGCTTAATTGCAGCAGCAATAACTGCGGCAAGGGCCGAAAGGTCTGCATCGCTCAGCGTACGGACGGCAGCGGTTTCAAGCGTTGCTTCCTCAGCAGGAGTCTCTACAGGTGTGTTTTCATCGGACACTTCTGTCTCCATTTCTTCAGTTGGGGCGTTGTCGCTTGACTCTGCCTGTGGTACGGGGTCCCCACAAGTGGGGCAATACATGGCGTCCTGTGGCGTAGATGTGCCACAGTTGCCACAGCCGAGCGCATTTGCCGTCATTGATTCTGGCAATAGCGCTCCACACATGTGACAATGGATTGCGTCTTCCATAGCAGCAGCGCCGCATTCAGAGCATTCCATGTTGTTGTCGTTTGTCATTTCTTCATCCTCTGGTCCCATGCCACCAGCATCGCCGGTTGCATCTACCTGTGACCAGTCAGGCTTAGATAGGTAAATGTCGCCATCGTCATCTGGGTCAATTGCGTGCATAGCAGCAATGGCACCAAAAGCAATACGGTTGGCAACAATCCTTAGTTTGTGAGGGTCATTTGTTTGACCACTGATATTAATTGTATCATAGTCGTTAACAAGTGAAATAGAAGCATAGGCTTCTAGAATTTCTTGGAAATCGTTAGCAAGTTGTTCTTGTTCGCTAACAATGTTTACACCATACTTCTTTGCCGCAGACTTAATGCGTGATTTAATACGCGCTAGTTGGGCAGCAGTGTAAAGTTTGGCGTTCTTGTCTTGGTTAATGTATGACCAAGCAGCACGAACGTGACCGGCACCATTGATAGGATAACGCTTTTGCTTGTCCTTCTGGTATCCAGGGTCAGCGTAGGCAACATCGCCATAAGGCTTAGATGCGTCCTTTTCAAAAATCTTGTTTACGGCTTCTTCAACCGCTTCTTCCACTGCATCGCGAATTACTTCAGCGGCTTCGTGGGCAACTAATTCTTCGTCACGGGAAATAACTTCTACAGTTTCAACCGATTCAAAAATTGCTAGTTTGTTGTGTGATTCCGCAAGGGAAGCGTATTGGATTTCTGCACC